ATCATAATATTCGGATCGAGAGGCGGGAGCATTTGCGGCTCTTGCAGGTCAACGCCCAACCTGCCAACGAGCATTGCGTGTGACTTCTCAAGCATCTTAACGTCCATCAGACCGGACTCGCCGACTATCTCAAGTATTTCCTCGTCCGTGTAATAGTCGTTCTCGACAAGAATATCGAGTAAGAAGTTGCCATAGATTTCAAGCGTCCGGTAGAAGTTATCGAAGTAGGTATGGTTAGACGACTTTGATTGTTCCTGCTTCCGACCGATAGCGATACCCGACTCCACCTTGCCGGTATTGTAACCGTGAATGGCATCATCAACGCCGGAGACACGCTTAATGTCCTGCTCGAACTGTGACGATTCGATCTTATGTGCCTGGGACGGTGGGTTAGGCACTATCTTTTCGACCTTACCGCCGAACTTGCTCTCGTCAATAACGATACCCTCGACAGAACCCCAATCCTTGAGAATGGCAAGCCACTTCTTATCTGTCGCCTCTTTGACCTTCCAACCGGAGTTGGCAAGCTGATTGAGCAGCCGGATAGCCTGTGTCCGATGAATATTCTCTTCTCTATTCAGTGACACAACATCATCGAGAGCACCGCAGGCATAGCCATCATCCCACATCGGAGAGTATCGAAATATCGGGTACTTGCTGACACCTTCACCGTAAGGGTTCGGAACGTCCTCAAGCAGTCTGTTACCCAGGAGCACCGATTCGTGAAGCGTCTTGGCGGCGTAGTTGGTTATCTTGAACCGGACACTCTTATCTTTCTTCCTTCGGATTCTGGCAACCTTCTTCTCGTCGGTGACAATAGCCAGCTTCTTCTCCTGCGTATCGGCGACAATAAGTGCCGGAGTAATCTCTTTCCAGTAAACTCGGTGAATGAGGTACCGGTATGTTTTCAGCAAGTCGTGGTCACTCATCCCATCTTCATCGTCGTAATGGTCAACGTCAGTCTCACCGGCCGCCCAGGTAGCCATATCGTTTACGAGCCGGGTAGAAATACTGTCACTGTCAAGGTTCTCAATCCCCTGCTTAATTTCTTCCTCTTTCTCCGGATATAGTGCCATTATCTCTTCACGCTGCTGCCACTCCTTGTCGATAACGAACTGCGCAGACTCGTTGAGATCGTATTCTTTGGCGTTCGGATCAACGCTGACCTGATTCAATGCCCTCATTACAACTTTAGGCTGACCGTTGACGTTCTCAGCATTGTCAATTACGACTTTGAGATACGATTCGGTATCGATAGCACCACGAAGGAAAGTAGCTGCATAAACGTAATCGGCGTAACTCACATCTTCGGTATGCTTGATAAGCTCAGTCCACACGCCGGCAACAGTACCCGTCCCGCTTCTTCTCGGCCTGACTCTTACGCTCTGACGGCTCTCAAGGTACATTCCGAGCAGGCCCTTGACCACCGGCTTACAGCGATTGATAGAAATTGGAGTAACGCCTTTCGACTTATAGATATTGTACGTTTCCTCGGTCCATTGCCTTGACCCGCCTCGAAAGAAGTCCTGATTGAGTTTAGCCCTGTCCGATTGTTCCTCTGCCGAAGTGGACCGCTTGCTGTCGGTTATGTATTTGATACACTCAATTCGCACTTGTTCTTTATCCAGCATATTATCCCCCGATGAATGAAGGTATGAAGTCACTTGCACTAAGAGCCGGTGCTGTCTCGTCCCGGACTTTCTGACTACCCCATATTCCCATCACATAAGTATCAGCTTCGTCCGGAGAGCAGCCCAACTCTTCCTTGATCTTCAACTTCGGTATGATTATCAACCGTCCCGAGCCGCCCTGGGTAGTGTACCGGCTGGCAATCGGTAATTGACGCATTAGTTCTTTACTTGTGATCTCACCGACCTCTTTCCTCGCTATCTTCCTCGATGTGTAGTGATATGCCTCTGCCCGCTTATTGGCAAAAACTATCTCGCCCGGAGTACCTTCTTTTTCTCTGGCTTTATGAGAAGATTTGAACCTTTGCACATTATAACCAACTTCATCTTTCACAAGCAGGTCCGAAACGCCCGGCGAATTAACATCATCGACAATAAAGTTCTTCGTCCCTATCTCCTGTGCAAGCAGCTTAGCCTGCATGACAATCTCGGTTATGTTGTGCCTGTCACGAATAGACTTTTCGGCTTTAATACGGCAGTTCACCAGCCCCATCATCTTGCAAACGTCACCACCCCAGGCAGGGTCAATCGAGACAATCTTCTTGTTACCCTGTATCGTATGTGTTGTGTTCCGAACGTACTCGTTGAGGTTGTAGATCATTTCGGTCGTAATGAGCGTCATTTCCTCAGCAGTTATGCGGGAGCAGCGAATCTCCTGGTCGTAAAACGCCTGCGGCATTTCTTCCCGCATACGCTTGAGTTCTTCGTCAGTGAAGATGCCCGACAACTCACCGTCCACCCTCGATGCGAACCAGTTTTTACGCAGCTTACCAGCAACGCCATTATCAGGAAGTGAACCACCCGCACCTAAACAACAAGCATTATCGAACATTTCAGAGGCATGGTTCATGCCCTTCGGCGTGTAAAGAAACAAAGCCCACCGGAAAACATCGTACATATCCAGATGCGGGGGGATAGAGCCTGCGATAATAGGACGAAAGATTTCCGTCCAAACCTGCGGTTTCATTAAGGCGTATTCATCGGGAACAACACCAATCGCATCGATACCACGAAGCGAATCCGGCTCATCAGCACCGCCTATTTTAATCATTGTCTTGTTATCGAATGTCACCAGCATCTTCTGCTCGTTCAACTTCCAGCCGATTTCATTCTTAGGCGGGAGATAGTGACGCAGCATCATCGGATCGTCCCAAACGATATTGCGTGCCATCACCTGAGTCGGAGCGATATAAACATACTTTGCTTTTGGTATCCGCACCGCTTCCTTGATAAGCAGATTTATTGCCGCTGTAGTCTTGCGGCAGCGTCTATGCCACTCGGCAAGAAACATCTGTGATATCCGCACATGGTCGATATACCACCTGCGGTCAAATGTACCAAACAATTCCTTCTGGTATCTGTGCATACCACGAACGAACGTGTCAATCGGTACTCGGCTCTGCTGTTTCGCTATTGCCACCATTATCTTCTTCGGTTTGTTCTTCCTCGTTTTTCTTTGGGGATAAGTCGGCAAAGTTAATAATCACCGGCTGTAACGGCTCGTCACCAGAAGTCGTGTCGTTACGTTCTTTGTAGCCGTGATTGCTTGAAAGCATTAGCTTTGTGATTGTGGAGTTGTATTGGTTGTTCAAACCCTTATCGCACAATATATCTTCTTGACTACAGTTCATAAGCTCCAAAGAGGCCGAAAACTCTTCGTGTTCCGTAGCCCAATCTTGCAGAGTTGAACGTCCAACACCGATAAACAATGCCAAGCCAGCACGCTTAGGAAGTTTCCCATTTCCCTCACATTCCTGCATATACAACTTGACCATTTTCGGCATAGTCTCATTGTAAAGCGAAGGCCGCCCACCTGGATGTTTTTGGTCCTCTGCCATAATCACGCAGCCGCCTTACGGATCGTGTTGATAAGCGATTTCGTTTTCGTTGATGTGTTGGCGGTCAGTGACGTTTTCAACGCTGGCGTTTTGTTCGGCTCGACCGCCGTGACAACCTCTTGTAATGCCATCCCCTGATCTATTGTTTTCTTCCCCAGCCCGAACAATCCCAATCCCTGAATGATATTGAGAACAAGCAGGATCGGGCCAGCGTAGGGATTCCAACCGGCTGTCGCCTCAACCCCCGACTTGACCATTTCAAACCCTTCCTTGCCGTCAACCGCAATAAGTATCTGTTCGCCCTGGCTCAGCACCTTCTCGGCTTCGGAGAACAGCTTATCGGCTTTTGCCTGGTCGATGACCTTGCTTTCCTTGACCAAAGTTTTCAGCTCTGCCATGTTGCTAACAAGCACTTGCTGTTGGTCGCTTGTAGGTATGCAACTCAGCGTGAGCAGGATTGCCAATGCGATTGTGACAACTACAAAACTTCTCATATTCGACCCTTTCAACAAATAAACAACCTTATCGACAAAAATGCCAAAATAACTTCAATGGTTTGAACAGGCGGGTACTTTACCCCTTAAACTTTGAGTTCGCAGCTTAGAAACGATGTGGTGATTTCAATCGAGCGTGACTTTGGTGATAATCTGTGTTTTTATCATATTCCGGATTTTTTTTGCCAAATGGTACTGCTTGTTCGAGTGTAGTTTTCGAGCCATCATTTCCGCCTCATGCCTGCTGATACGAATACAACAATCGTCCAACGGTTCTCTTTTATCTTTGCGTTGCAGCTCATAAAATAATGCGTGGTTTGCCGCAACATTTATATTTTTACTCCGCCTAACTCTGTTCTCGCCATCGAGTAGTCCGAGCTTGTACGCCGCCTTGACCGCCGCTTCAAAATCCTTTTTGCATTGCGGACATTTCATACATCAACTCGCTTGCTGTGCAAACTCCACGAACATATTGAGAGTAATTGGTTCGATTCGTGGTTCCCATCCCTTCGCCGAAACACTGACATT